TATTATAGTGATCATCAGCCGAGTAGTTGGGATTGGAATGATCAGATTATAAGAAAACTTTAGAATGAGCAGTTGTAAATTAGTAATCAAAGACGAAGTAAATGTGAAGTTCGAGAACTTATCCCTCGAATGGAGAAAGAGACTAGCAAACAAATTCAAATACGAAATACCATATGCAAGACATCTGCCGGCGGTCAAACTTGGGAGATGGGACGGTAAGGTATCATTCTTTGGGCTGGGTGGCACAACATATCTAAATTTAGTTGATCAAATAATACCAATACTAGACGAAGGTGGAGTTTACATAGACGTGGTTGACCATAGGATCAAACACGATTTCGAGTTCCAGGCCGTAGACAAGGACTATCTGTCTCACATCACTTGGCCAGACAATCATCCAGCGGCGGGACAGCCGATCATACTAAGAGATTATCAGGTGGAGACACTAAACAAATTTATCGAGAACCCCCAAAGCATACAGGAAATCGCCACTGGCGCAGGTAAGACCATTATCACAGCGGCACTGTGCCAATTGGTGGAACCATACGGGAGGACAATAACCATTGTGCCAAACAAGAGTCTTGTCACACAGACAGAAGAGGACTTCCTTGCTTGTAACTTAGACACTGGCGTCTACTACGGTGATAGAAAAGAAGTAGGCCGATACAACACAATCGCCACGTGGCAGAGTCTTAACGTGCTAGAAAAGAAGGCAAAAAACGAACACAGTACTGAATTCAAAGAATTTTGTGAAAACATACAAACTGTGATCATAGATGAAGTACACATGGCAAAAGCAGATGTGCTTAAAAGATTACTCACAGGTCCATTTGCACACTGCGGAATACGTTGGGGACTCACAGGCACTGTGCCAAAAGCTGACTACGAGTTTATGGGACTTAAATGCAGTATAGGTGAAGTCGCAAACAGAATACAGGCGAGTGAACTGCAAAACAAGGGTGTACTTGCAAACTGCCACGTCAACGTAATACAAACACAAGATCATCCGCAGTTCAAAACATACAGTGAAGAGCTGAAATGGCTAACCACAGATACAACAAGAATGACCTGGGTGGCAAACACAATAAAAGATATTGCAACATCAGGAAACACATTGATACTTGTTGACAGAATCTCTGCAGGTGAATTACTCGAGAAAAAAATTCCAGGCTCAGTATTTGTATCAGGATCAACTAAAAATATGGATAGAAAGGAACAGTATGATGAAATATCTACTTCAACAAATAAAGTTATTATTGCCACATATGGAGTTGCCGCTGTTGGCATTAATATTCCTAGGATTTTTAATCTTGTTCTCATAGAACCAGGCAAGTCGTTTGTTCGGGTTATTCAGAGCATAGGCAGAGGAATAAGGAAGGCAGAGGACAAGGATAGCGTACAGATATGGGACATTACCAGCAGTTGCAAGTTTGCGAAAAGGCACTTGGGTGCAAGAAAAAAGTTTTACAAAGAGGCAAATTATCCGTATAATATAGAAAAGATAAATTATGAAAATCCTTACACTAGACGATAGATCATATACACTGGAAAAAATACCAGAATGGGTAGACGAAAAGTTAAGGTTTGCCGTGTTGGATAATTCTGATCCGAACAATCCTGACTTTTTCTATATCCCATTAATATTTCTTGAAAGTTTTAATGCACCGGCGGCAGTATTAGAGATAGGACCACACAAAATAAAAATGCCATTGGATTGGAAAATGTTGATAGGAGAGGCAGGACAATCCGAGATGCACGTGCTACCAATAACCAGTTTGAATGATAGAGGGTTCGATGCGTTTACTTTCAATCCGTTGTCTAGTTCAAAACCAGACTTTCATCCAATAGATGTTGTAGACATATACACAGAAGTAAAATGGTACTTTCCTAAAATTAAATCAGGGCAAATGTTGGCAGTGCCTTTGAATAATGGGCCAAAACCAATGTGTGCTTATTTTGTTAAGGACATTTCAAGACAATGTGAACAGGTAGATTATGGCTCGGTATGGTAGAAAATCAATAAAGATAGATGCCCCTATCATGCTAACAAGTGATAAGGTTGCTGTGTGGATGGACCAGGGCGAATGGGCAATGGATTTTTTTGATTGGCTTACAAAAAGCAAATTGAGTAAAAGACTTTCAGGTTTACAACACATGCAGAACAAACTAAAATTAACTTTTGTGACGGCTAAAGACTGCACAATGTTTGGATTAAAATATGCCGCAAGAAAAAAATAGAAAATTTTTTGATCTAAGAAACGGACTGAAGGCTGTAGACTTTAGAAACAAGGACTACTTTGACAGGATCGACGACAAGGAAAAATCATTGTACTCTCCTTACATGCTGATGAGATACGTTTCAAGCACATCTGCCAAGGATCCGTTCTTTGTAGAACACTACGTTGAGATGGTCAACGAGTGCGTCAACAAACACTGTTTCACTTTAGGCAAACACAAAAAACTGCTTTGGATACTGACTGCCATGTGTGGATCACTGCAACAACAATTTCATCCATGGATCAAACCAATGAAACGTGTGCCTAACAAAAGTCTTAAAAAACTACAGCAGATATATCCAACATGGAAAGAGTCAGACTTGGAAACTTTGGACAAAGTGATCACTGACAGAGAACTGGAGGAATTGATAGAAGCACATGGCCTCAACGAATAGATGCACATACTGTGGCAAGGAATTTGCCAAGGCAAGAACATTGCAGGTACATCTTTGTGAACCAAAGAGAAGATATCTACAAAAAGATGAGAAGTGGGTGGTGAATGCGTTTATGGTGTTCCAAAGATTTTATCAAATCCACCAACATAACTCTAAACCAAAAACTTATGATGAGTTTGTGAAAAGTGCATACTACAATGCGTTTGTTAAATTTGGAAGATTCATAATGCATATCAACCCATTGTATCCTGACAAGTACATTGATTTTGTTTTGAGATCGAAAATAAAACTTGATCACTGGGCCAGAGACGACCTATATGAAACGTACTTGATAGAGGCATTGAAGTCAGAACCAGTGGAGGCCGCACTGCAAAGAAGTATCACGACCATGATGGACTGGGCCACGGAACAAAACGCACAATGGTCTGACTACTTTAGACTTGTGAACACCAACAGAGCAGTGCAACACATACAGCAAGGTAAGATTAGTCCATGGTTATTGTTAGGTTGCAGTGCCGGGAAAAGAATGTTAAAATCATTCAACGACGAACAATTACAAATGATAGAAAGATTTATAAATCCAAGTTTTTGGCCAAGCAAGTTAAAAAGTTATCCTGCAGATCACATGTTGGTGCAAGACACGGCGAGGGAGGCAAAAATTGTCTAGACTCAAACTAGAAATTACAGACAATTTGGATTTTGAAGATGGTGATTGTGCAATAACAATTAGAAAAGATGGTTCAATAGGAAAAGTTATAATGCCAAAAATGAATACTGAAACACTGAACACAGAAGGATATAAGATGTTGCTTGAAGTGGTAGAACTTTTACAGCCTGGATCGAAGGAAGAATTTTTGAAGTATAACGAGAAACAAAAAGGAAGTATACACTAATGCCAGATGTAGACATAGATTTTTATGACAGAGATAACACGCTGAAGTTGTTCCGACACACACCGGCTTCGATGATCAGAGAAGGAAAATCGGAAAAACATAAAACTGGCGTTTACTTCCATGCCGTGCCCGAACACCCTGTTACTGGTCATGCATCTTTAGACTACAAGGATGCCGAGGATCGTGGGTACTTCAAGATAGACTGTTTGAATGTTAACATTTATAAGGAAGTAAAATCAGAACAGGAACTTGTAGAACTAATGATACAAGAACCTGACTGGGATATGCTGAAAGATCAAAAGACTGTTGACAATCTTTTCCACTTGAACGGACACTACAACATCGTGCATAAACTACAACCAAAAAGCATAGAACAACTTGCGGCTGTGTTAGCAATAATACGTCCAGCAAAAAGACAACTCATGTATAAGGATTGGGACGAAATAATGAAACAAGTGTGGCTGAGACCAACTGATGGATCCTATTTTTTTAAGAAATCACATGCAGTGGCATATGCACAGGCCATTGTGGTACAGATGAATGTAATACAAAAGCATAAATATAGTTTTGATGCAGAGTCAAAAAAATAAGAAAAGAATCAAAAAAAAATCCAAAACAAAATCCAAGTCTTCGCTTCGTTCAGAGTACAGCAGTTATAAGTCGGATAGTCCTTTAACATTACACTATCTCACAACAGGTGCTATACTTCCTGAAAAATAAGACTATATAGGTTTTCGTACTAATTGGATTGTTCTTCTTTTTACCCGTTTCTTCGAAATATCAGATAGCTTGACAGTTGGTCCATGCACTATTTCAATATCCTTAGAGTTCAAAGTTACCAAAGTTGATCTAAAGTACCGGAACTCGCCTTTGAGAAATATGTTGATTGGTAATTTTCTATTGGATTCATGCCACCAAGTTTCTCCACATTTCAAAAATCTAACTTTATCCTGTGGAGAATATAAGCGACCATAGTCGTAAAAACTGATCACATTCGTGTCCTGATTCTGAACTATACCTACGTATTCTAAGTCACCTTTTCTGATAAGGCTTAAAAATGGGAATTTGTCCCTTAACGTGTTAAAAATTTCGTTCATTCTATATCTATAAATACTGTTAAATATGTACTATGCAAACAGTTTCAAGGTATTTACTATCACAATTGGTAATCGCATTCCAAAACGGTTTCCATGGGAGGAATTCAAAAGTGTACGATAGACGCTTAATATTACACAGAGGAGTAAGCAATCCCCTTACTTTTACGTTTAAAAATGAGGATCAAAAGGCACAAGACGTGTCTGCAAAAACTGTTGATAGTGGAAACTACTATCAATTAGAGGTTGTAGATTCTGAAACTCAACAATCTGTGATAACAAAAACATTGACAATAATAGACGACGGAAGCACTGTATCTACCAAAGGGCAGGCAAGTTGCGAGATATCAGATGGAGATTTACTTGAATTAGACGCAAAGTTTTATACCTATGCAATCAAAGAAATTAAATCAGATGGTAGCACATTGGTGACATATGCGGATACAAGTTACGTTGCGGGCGGAACAATGGAGGTTCTCGACGGAGCATATGCCCAATTTATTCCAAGTACAAGTGTATCATCATTTACAGCAACTGGCGGACCTTTGACATATACAACAGGAAAAATAAATGCTAAGCCTGGATTAAACAACAACAAAGCACTACACACGATAGCCGTGTACACTAAAAACTTCACTGGTGCCTTAAGGGTACAGGGTACAATGAGCACATCACCAGAAGAAACAGATTACTTTGATATTACCATGGATGGTGCGAGTGAGCCTGCCAATTCATTTAGTGACTCGACCACAGTGACTACATTCAACTTCACAGGAGTTTACCAAAACATTAGATTCAGCTGGGGTAACAGCACTGGTAACACTGGAGTGATTGACAAAATACTTTACAGACAGTAAAATATAGATTATGAACCTGATCCAGTCGACTATTCTGACGAGCCTGCCTACAGGCAGAAAGAAAACTCCCAGTGGGTGGATATCTTTCAATGCACCTTGTTGTATACACAACGGCGAAACAGCAGACAAAAAGAAACGTGGTGGTATAATGACTAGCGTCGACGGCACAGTCAGTTATCATTGCTTCAACTGTGGATACAAGGCCTCCTATGTAATTGGTAGAAAACTTTCATATAAAATGAGGCAGTTTATGGGATACATTGGCATACCAGACGAAACAATTAGAAAGTTGGCCATCGAAGCCATGCGTGAAGAGGAAAGTGATGTCAAATACGAAAAGAAAAAGTTTATTACATTTAAAAATAAAAGTTTGCCAAAGGATACAAAATCATTGGATGTGTGGCTTGAAAAATACACGACAGGAAACTTATCAGACAATGAACGCACACACATAGACAGTTTATTGAATTATCTATCAGGCCGGGGCATCGGTCCAGACTGGTATGATTTCATGTATTCATCAAACAAGATGTGGGACATGAATCAAAGGCTAATAATTCCATTCTACTGGAGAGGTGACATAGTGGGTTACACAGGAAGGATGTTTACAAGTGCCAACAAAGTAAAATATTACACAGATGTGCAACCAGGATATGTTTTCAACATGGATGCCCAAGATTGGACAAGAAAATTTGTTATTGTTACAGAAGGACCTTTCGATGCCATATCCGTTTCTGGAGTAAGCATACTTGGTTCAGAGATAAATGAAACACAAAGAGAGTTAATAGATAATCTTGGACGAAAGGTAATTGTAGTACCAGACAGAGATGCTCCAGGAGAAAAACTAGTAAACCAGGCCACAGATTTTGGATGGAGCGTTGCTTTTCCAGAATGGGATAAAACGGTTGGCGATGTAGCAGATGCTGTGTTAAAATATGGTAGGTTGTTTACTATACAATCGATATTGAAAACTACAGAGTCTAGTAAACTAAAAATTGATTTGAAAAGGAAAATGTATGGATAAGGAAATAACAGATTTGAAAAAAGAGGTCAAAGATCTTAAAAAGGTAATACATGACTTAGATAAAAAATTATCTAAACATATAGTTTTTATTGAACAGGTATATGGACCTCTACAAAAATCAATAGATAAATTTAAAAGGTTTTTTAAATAATGGCTGAATACACGTTTGACGTACAGAAACTTTACATAGAAATGCTTTTGGCAGACGCTGAATCATTTGCAAGGGCACAGAATATATTCAGGCCAGAATCATTCGATAGAAAATTACAACCAATAGCTAAGTTCGTAAAAGACTACATGGACGAGTAC